ATTGCGGGAGTGACGGTGATCGTTCCGGTGACGGTCGCGCCACCCACAATGATCTTCCTCTGGCCCTCAAACCCGTTGGCGAGAGTCCTTGATTCCGCCCCACCAGAGGTGAGGACGGTCACAGGAGTTTCCAGAGAGATCGCTGAGGATGCCGTCGAGTTGGTGTCGACAGCGCACCCGAACTTTTTGGCGACGACCAGTTTGTCGATTTTCTGATCTGCTGATTCGTGCATGGTCGTTCCTTACGCACTCGCGTGCTTGACGTACCGCAGGAGCCCGTTGGCCTTGGGCTTGTTGGTCGTCATGTTGTAGTACCACCGCAGGTTCGCGGCGTACTCGTCCTTGCCCTGGACACGGGAGAGGATATTCCCGGAATCGCCGGGAAGCCAGTCCATGCCGTTCTTGTCGGGCGCGGAGATCTTGATCGACTTGTCGTCGATGAAGTAGACGCGGCCGTCGGGGATGTCCTCGTCGTAGATGATGGGGAGCCCCTTGGCCTTGCCGCCGTAGAACTTCATGCCCGTCAGGCCGCCCCAGTAGCCGGGGTCGTTGGGCATGGTCTTGTCGGCCTTAAGGATCTCGAAGAGCGCACGCCAGATGACGTCGTTGGTCATGATGACGGAGAGCGTTCCATAACGCTCGGTCTTCTGGATGACTTCGAGCATCTTGGCTTCGGTGATGACGCCGGGAGAGCCGATCGCCGAACCCATGTTGAAGATCTGAGCCTGCGCCCAGTTGTAGGTCGAGCGATTGATTCCCTGGAATGCCGAGCTGGCGGTAATTCCGATGTAGGGATTCGCCGAGGAGATGATCCCCGCGAGGCCCATCGGAACGCCCGAGCCAGCAGCTTCCGCCGCGGAATAGGTGTTGTGGTCGAAGATGAGCGAGTTCGACGTGGCCGTGATGGCCGTGTCGAACGTCAACGTGTCGGTCCCTGCCCCACCTTCGGTGATGGCCGAGATCTTGACGTCGGACGCTTCGAGCACGCCAGCCGCCGTATAGATGTCGACCGACATCCCTTCGAACAGGTAGCGCGAAGGAGCGGTGTACCCGTTCGAGTCGATGCCGAACCAACCGAGGTTGGTCGTATCGCCGTCGACGTAGCCGGTCGTGGTGGCCGCGATACTCGCAGACAGGATGGCCAGACGGCCCGAGCCGTCTCCCCAGAACTGCTTGTTGAGCTTGTGGGGGATGTAAGACATGATCGCTTCGGTCTCGGACTTGAGAAGGTCCTTGACTGCACCGGCCCCCTTGCCGCACGCCAGGGCGAGCCCATCAAACTGAAGGGTGGCATACATGCCGCGCTTCATGTAGTAGGTGAACTCCTGATACGTTCCCTGATCGGCCGTGGGGAATGTCGAGGAAGACGAAGGCCGCGCACTCTTGGGAGTAGCGGAGAGGACCTTCATGATCCCGTACTTGCCGAGGCAAGATTCGACGTCGGTTTTGAAGCGACCGTAGGTGGTCGTGTTCGTATAGAACTCGACCTCGAGTCCAGGCTTGATATACTCCAGAAAGAGTTTATTCAGGCCGGACGTAGAAAGGGTCGCAACTGACATTGTTATCGTCCTTGTAGAGCGTTAAGAATATCTGGGTCGGAGAAGGCATCAGATAGCCTTTCGTCCATACCCTTGGGCCCTTTCTCTTTGGAGGGTTGCTTCTTCAAGTCCACTTCCTTCGTTCTCCTGTCGAGGCTGGGGGGCAACTTGGACTCTTGGCCCACATGCTTATCCACAGCACTTTGACCGGCGGCCCTTCCAAACTTCTGAGCGAGCTTGGGATATCGCTTGGCGAATTCCTCCTCGCTCATATCATCCGAAAGCTCGACTGAAGCCTTGGCCTTGGCTTGCTTGGTCGAGATCTCTCTGATCGTTTCCCGCGTCAGGGTGTCGAGATTCAGTTTCTGTCCCTGCGCCACAACGTTCTTCGCTTTTTCGCTCAGGAGAGTCGAGAACTCCTGGAGCGTAAGGCTCGTTCCCTTCTCGTCGACGTAATCGTCGAACGGAGATGCCTCTCTCTCTTCCGTGATGATCCTACCGATCTCGCTGACAACTTCCTTGATCTGGAAGAAGTGAAGTGTCTTGGTCGCGCTCTCCATCGCCGCATTCATCTGCTCGACGACACGGCGCGTGTTGTGCATATCCTCGATGAGTTTCTTTTCGTGGTCTTGCGCGAACTCCGGATCGAGGTTGTACTCTTTGTAGACCTCTGCGAGCGGCTTGTCGATGAACTGCTGGGGTTTCTTGTCTTCCTGCGGTTTCGTCTCGGCAGGTTTACCGCGGCCTTCCTTGGCTTCCAACCTGTCCCAGATGTCGTTGAACTTCTTCCCCATCTGGTTGAGTTCGTCGGCCTTCTGCTGGTACTTCTCTTCCCACGCCTTACGCTCTTCGGAATCCTTCTGGCGTTTACGCGTGTAGTCCTGGGAGAGCTGTCCGAGGTCGACCATCTTGTCGTCGTCTCCGTACATCTCGGCGATCTTGGCCGCGAGCTCCTCCTTGGAGTAGACGGGGATCTCCTTGCCCTGAACTTTCAGGATCTTGTACGGTTCTTTCCCAGAAGCGTTCTTGGGAAAAGACTTGGCTTCGCCTTCTTTCTTGGCCGGAGGTTCCTTGCCCTCGGCCTTGGAGATCGCCAGGTCCCGTTCCTCTTCGTACTTTTTCCAGCCGACTTCAAACTCTTCATCGAACCCCTTTGCGGATTCCTCGCCTTCCCTGACCTCGGGCTGGCTCAGTTGATCCTTCTCTTCAGGAGACATTCTTCATTCCTCCTCGGTTATTCAAAGCCGCCTGCGGCCTCGTTTCCTTCCTCGCCCTCCATACCAGGAGCCCCTGGAAGCGCGGGCTTCTGTGTCATCGAACCTGGGCCAGCCGGTCCACCGGGGGTCTGAGCACCCGCCATCGCTTGCTGTTGGGCGACAAGTTGTATGAACATGTAGTGTTCGTTGATATGAAGGTCAAGCGCGTCGAGGGTCTTCTGATCCCATCCCTGAGCCTCCTCGGACTTGCGGAGGTTCGTATGGTACTCCATGTGGATCTCATGGTTGTCGTGCATGTAGACCTTGACCCCACCCTTGGAGAACTCCTTTTCGTACTGCTTGTTCAGGAACGTCTGATTCTCTCGGGACGCGCGGCTCTGGTCGGAGATATCACCGCGGAGTTCCTGTTCGATGTCCTGATCCTGGATGAGCTTATAGATCTTGTCCCATTCGATGGGTGCGCCTGCATTCTTGAATTCGAGCAGGAGCTTCTGCATAACGATCTTGGACTGATGGATGGAGACCCCCTGCGCGAGCTTTACGTCCATGTTTCCGTTCAGGTCGGCCCCGTTCCAGTACTGGATTGAGGCGGCGGAGTCTGGCCCCACGACCTTGACGAGTCGATTCTGGTCGTAGTATTTTTCCATCAACATCAACCGCTTCTTCCCTTCGCTCAGAAGAATGGCGTTGATCCTTCGAACCATGGGTGTGATCTTCAGGTCTTCCTGCTCCAGCATCATGCCGTAGAGAGAGGCGGGGGAGCGGGTCGCGTACTGCGGCAACTGCGAGTAAGACACCTCGTGTACGTTCGACACAAGGTCCTTCATCGCGATCATGAAGTCGCGTTGGTTCATGACCTGCGGGGAAAGCTCGGGCATGATCAACGGACGCGGTGCGTCATGACTAAGGTCGCATTCGAGGATCTCGAACGAGTCCACCGTAAACGCGCCGTCCTTGATGATGGACTCCGGATGGGCTACGAGCTTGGGCCGCCACGCCTCGATGTGCTCGGAAATGATGGAGATCATCCGGTTCGTTTCACGCTGGATGTCCTGAATGTGGTGTAGAGGACCTGTGTGCCAGATGGAGTTCCCGTACCGCTTGTACCCGAATAGCTCGAACGGGATGTTCCCTAGTGCGGGATTGTCATTCGCCCAGAGAAGAAGGTTCCCTGTCGATATGATCAGACGGCCTTCCGGCCACTTCTTCGACTTGCGCTCCCAGTAGTAGGCGACGATGAAGGTCTCTTCTTCGAGGTCCTTCTCTTCCCGCTTTTCGTTGAGGCCGGTGTACTTGTTCCCGCTTTTGTCGTCTCCCTGGGAAACGGCGTCGAGTTCTTCAGAAGTGATCTCAGGGTAGGCTTCGCTGATCGCATCACGGGTGACCTCCGCGTATTCGATGAACCATCTGCAGTCCTTGACAGTCTTGGCGGTTGGATCGGGACGAATATTAAAGATCGAAGGAACGAATCCAACGACCTCTCCATCCACCTCCTCAACTCCTCCTCCGTCAAGACGAGCAACTCCTTTGGTCCCTTTCTCGAAGGTGAAACGACGACACGCGTTGCCTGTTCTGAAAAAATCATACTTTAGATCCTCGTTGAGAGTGTCGATGTCTACGACGTAGTTGTTGTGGGAAAGGAGTTTGGTCGCCACCTTCGAACCTTCGATGTCTTTCATCTCCGAGGAGTTCGGGACGCCGATGTAGTTAGTGACGAAGTTGATCTTGCCCTCGATCGTTTCGACGACGGGCTTCATGATGTTGACGATGACGCGCTTGGTGCGCCGTTTCAGTTCTACCGGCGTCATCTTCTGCTGGGTGGGGTTCCATTCCGAGAACTGGTCGCCATTCTCCCAGGCGATCAGTTCCTTCCATCGGGCGTGATGACATTTGACGACCGGATGGTCGCGCAGTTGACGATCTATGAACGTGAAATGTTTCTCACGGTCTTGTTCGGGGAGATACTTTGATTCGGGTGGCATAGACCCTCCGACGTTCAGTACCTAAGGTCCGCTTCCGCGGGTTCGAGGTCCATCGCTCGCTTCTCCTTGCGCCTGGCTTCTTCGATGTGAAGCTTCTTCTCGACAGCGAAGAAGTTCTCGATGACACAAACGAAGTTCCGGTTCGCATGGACAAGTTCTTGAAGAAGACGGTTGGTCTCCTTCTGGGCCGCGACGAGTTCTGAGATGTCGTCGTCGAGGATCCTGATCAACGCTTTCAGTTCCGTGTCGACTTTCCTAGAACCTAGAATCATTGTCCC